CCTTCATTGGTCATGCGAAGTGAACCTACACCACGAGAAGAAACGCCAAGCATTACTCCTTCACCAATTAGAGATTGTGCAATCTTACCCATAGGGGTATCAAGGAGTTGTGCTTTACCTTTAAAATTATTGCCCTCTTGAGTGAGTGAAGTAATTTTGTGAGAAACGCGGTCAAGGTTTACAGTAGGACCATCAGGATGTCCGAGTTCACCTAGAGCACGACCTTTTTTAACGAAACTTTCGTTATAACGAGATACTTCATTAGCAAGGGTCCGAATAGGATACATTCTTCCATTGCGATTTTTGATTTCGCCTTGGAGGAATACGCCCTCAATGCACATTCTTTTTTTAGCACCTCTACCTTCGGTGATAATTTGAATGTCCGAAATTTCTTCTGTGATGAGTTTCATTTTTTTATGCGGTAAATCCTACTTTTGAACCTAATACTCCAGCATTTGCGGCAAATACACACTGAGTAGGGTTTTTTTCTAGATATTCAACTGATCCTGTTGGTAGTGTAAAAGAACCAACAACATCACCACTTTGAGTTTCAACGACAGTGACAAGATGATTACTACTATGTGTATTAACTAGGCGAACGACAGTCGCCTGAGAAAAACTAGTTGCAGCTCCAGTTGTTGTTGGACAGGCTGCCTCAGCACCTTTACATAAAGTTCTTGCCATTATTCTTGATCCTCTTGTGAGTCTTGAGTTACTTCATTTTCAACTTCATCCTCTGCAGGTTCGTCAAACATTGAAGTTGCTACATGTGGTTTTGCAGCGTCAATTCTTTCAGCAGCTTTTGCATACAAAGAATTTTTAATTGCGTCGGAAACATCCGCCGCAGAAGAATCCTGTGCAATCAAATCTACAATACTATTTTCCATGAAACAATGATGTATATGTTCTATTTATATCTCTGCTTGTTTTCCGTCTACTTCAGTAGCACTACCTTGTGATTCTAAGTCTGGTTCTGTTGGAGTTGCACCAGCACTCATGGGATCTGCGATTGGTTGTCCAGTGACAGGATCAACTGCTGCTGGATTTGCAATAATACCTTTTACAATTTCATCTTCAATCTGAGCATCAATCTCAATGATTTCTTGATCAGTCTGACGAAGAACTTTCTTTCTTACATATTCTGTAGAATAGAACTTACCAATATAAGGTTCAATAGTTGCAAGATTCGTCAGTCTGCTCTGAATCATCTCAGATTCTTTAAGTTCAGCAAACTGATTATCATAAAGAAAATCATATTGAATGTGATCACCCATCTCTTCCCAGTCCTGAAGAGTAATTATATTCTTCAGAATTAGTTGAGTCTTGAGCATATCGTTGAACAATGCAGAGAAACGCTTTCTCAAACGACCAACGAACTTAGAAAACTTCAGTTCATCACGCAGAATTTCAGAAGAACGACCAAGGTTAAAACCACCATCAGCAGCGATTCTGGATTCAGGAACACCAAGTGCTCTGTAAAGTTTCTTCTGGAAATATTCAATATCCGAGAGTTCTCCCAGATTCTGACCACCAGGAAGAGTTGTAATTTCAGTTCCTCTACCACCTTCACGGCGAGGTAACCAAAAATCCTCCATCATGGACATGAACTTACGATCATCACGGATTTCTCCAGTGTTCGCATCATAGACAAGTTTATTTCTATAGCGAGACATGACCTCTTTAAGGTATTGCTCTGCTTTTACTTTAGGAAGATTGCCAACATCAATATAAAAAATGCGGCGTTCTGGTGCTCTTGATAATCTATAGATGACCAAAGAATCCTCAATCATTCTCAGTTGATTGAGTGCCTTAATTGCTTTATGAAGATAAGAAAGAACTGTTCCTTTATTACGATCTACAAGACCAGAACTACAATATGAAACTGCGTCTTTTGCAATTTTTACAGAATCTTTCTTACCACCAGCACCTGAGAAAGCTCCACTTGGATAATTTTTCTTTGGGGTATATATGAAAAACTCTTCAATATCTGGTTCAACAACAGGTGCTTCCTTACCTCGTTGAGTTACTGATGAAGTATTTTGAATTGCAAGACCTCTCTTGTCCATCTTCTTCTCTTGACGGACATACTTGATCTTCATCGGATCAATATATCTTAAATCTTGAATACCTGCTCCAGGATTTTTAAGATCAATTACTTTTAAGTAATAAACTCTACCATCAACATACCAATTCCTAAAAATTTCATGAGACTTCTTATCAAAGTCTAACATCTCTTTAATATATTTAAACTCTGCTCTAATAATCTGCTTTAATCTTTCTGTGCAGTTTAAGTTGGAGAGTTCAATTTCTACTGGAGAATCGTATAGATCACTAACGATTGCTTCATTAACAACATCTTCAATAGCACCATCCGCTTCGGGATGAAGTGCCATTTCACGATACCTCTTAATCAGGTCATGTTCGGTTCTATAAACACCTTCAATATCAAGGTAAGAACCATAAAATCCACTACTAATATAATTATCAACCCCGTCCTCATTATTTTGAGGAACGGGGGAGACAACCGTAGGTGACTTCTTAATTACATCATCAAGTGAAAAACCAAAAAGGCGAGCCATCTTATAAAACGTTTGACTTATTATTGACTATTTAGTTGATGTTTTCTCCGCCCGAATTAGCGCCAGTGCCTCTAACTGCTTCCCACCAGGTGACTTGAAGTTCAACCTGGAATTCTTGGATGTTCTGACCTTGGTCATATCCAAGTTCAATAGCAGTTACCTGAGTTGGGAACACATCATAGAAGTGATACTTTCTCAGGGTATCGCCGTTTCTATCAAGTTGATAGACATAGGCATCAGCATGATAATCTGCTGGATTAGTCACACCAGTGTTATCAGAGACACGGTTGATTGTATTCATCCACTTCTCAAAAGCAGAACGGATGGAGAAATCGGTGTCGTTAATAACAGTGATTGTCCACGTATCAAAAGTGCGATCACCTGCAATCTTGAGCATTCTTCCTCTGAATGGAACCTCAATTGGGGCAACATTTGAGGCAGGTAGGTTTGCTGCCTTTGTCAAAAATCGTGCCTTATTAAGGATATCATTCAGTCCATCAACCGAGACGGCATCAGGGAAAGAAAGTTCACATTCAAATAGATTTGAACGTGCACCGCCACCAGATAACTTGCTCTTGAAGTCAGTAATCTTCCTTAGTGGAGGTGGGTTGAGTTGGTTTCTAGTTGCCATTTGAGTTAACCTCTAAGTGATTAATAATATTAGACTTTATCAGACGTTACCGACGACTTCGCTGAACGAAACGCCGGTTCTAGTAGCAACAAAGGTAAGACCGATGAAGTTAATAGATCTGTTAGGTTTGATGAAAATATCAGCGACAAACTCGTTGTTGTCAATGACGGCAGCGGTGTTATTTGTTTCATCACAAACAACGACATAATCAAAGATGCCTCTCTTAGACTGAACGTCGCGAAGGAATGGTTCAACAATATTCACAAAATTAGTTCTTGTGATTTCATCATTGAATTCAAAGAGTTGATCTCTTGCGGCAGCAGAAATAGCATCTTCAAGGAAGATAAACAATCTACGAACGTTGATACGATCAAAAGCAGATGCTTTTGCCATGCCAGTCTTGTCTCCGAAGAGGACAATTCCTTCACCTGGGGAGAAGATAATAGGGTTGATTCTGTTAGAATACAGAGTATCTCTTTGTGCTTTGTTTGGATTGTATGGCAGTTTGACTGCGTTCAGGATAGCTCCTCTAGCAGTACCAGCAGGAGAGAACCATGGGAACTGAGTCAGGTCATTTCTAGCACACAGTCCAGCAATGTCACCATTCAAAGGAACATAGCGGAATGTATCGTTGAAACGGTCATACATGTACTTATAACCACTATCAAATATTCCATAAGATGAAGAAGTGATTGGACCGTAGAATCCGACGAGATTATCAGTGATAGTAGAATCACTATTAACGGTTACCGTTCCGACAGAACTATCGTTGAGGAAAGCTTGTCTGTAAGGGGAGATGAATGCAATAGCATCCTGTCTTGCTTCAGCAACAGCAATCAATTTGCTAGCAAGTGCCTGTGCCTTTGCTTCGGTGTGATTACCAGATCCCATGAGGAGGAAATCAACCTCAAAGTTGTCAGCATTCTCAAAGAGAGAATACCCAGTTACCAATTTATTCAGTTCGGGTGCGAAAGCATTGGTTGCGGAAGTGTCACTTCCATCATCATAATTCTTACCACCACCCAGAGTCAGAGTTGTGTTACCAATACCGGCAAACTTAATACCTTGAGCATTTTGATCCCAACCAGTATCAGAACCTTGGGTGAAACCAGTGCTAAAGTGAGAAGTTACAATACCAGCAGGTGCCGAACCACCGAAGAGGTTATCAGAGTTTGTATATAGATACGATCTCCAATAAGCAGTACTTCCGAGGGAATACTCAGCATCCTTTGCTTTAGAAAGAGCAAGGTGCTTCTCAAGGACTGTTCCAGCGTTGCCAGTTACCTCACCCTTATCATCATAGACCAGAACATGAACTTCATCAAATCTGGAATTTCTAGCAGCGGCATAGTCAGAAGTACCAGGTCTTTCTACAACGTTGTTCCATTTGATGTTTGGACCAGTCAAAACAATCTCTTGCTGATCAAACCAGTCTGCAGGTGTATTAAAGGTAGTAGTAGTACCAGCGCCTGATCCACCATTGTGGAACGACAGAAGTCTGGAAACGTCAAACTTGTAAAGACCACCTGCCTGATAGTCAACTTCAGTTTCTGTGCTCGCAGCAGAAACGTGAGAGAGAACTTTTACTTCAATCGCATAAGGAGAACTAGAACTACCATCACCAGAAATACCAGTGATAATTCCCTTGAGATGACCATCAAGTGCTTCGGTTGTTCCGTCTGATTTAGGAAGAGTTCCATCAACAGTCTGAGTAACACCATAACCAACTGCTAAAGCAGCAGTATTAGTTACAACACCAGAAATGATTTGATCCGCTCTACTATCAAGAATAGCAACCTTGATATCGTTTGCCCAAGAACCAGGGTTCTTAGCAGCAAAAGT